ATACCGGATAACCAAGACCCTAACTGGGTAAACATAAATGATGCGCAAACTCCTAGTTGGGGGTTAATAGCTAACGATCAGGCGCAAGTTTGGGGTACGTTAAATACTGCACAGACACCTGATTGGGGTAATGTAGATGATGCGCAGACCCCCGACTGGAACGAAATAAATACAGTATAGGATAAATTATGGCACTCGTATTATTAGATCGCGTACGCGAAACATCTGCTACGGTAGGCACAATTTCTTTTGTACTATCTGGCGCGGTGTTGGGGTATCAGGAGTTTTCCACAATTGGTAACGGCAATACCACTTATTACTGCATCTCAAACCAAGGTACGACTGAGTGGGAAGTTGGTATTGGCACCTATACAGCTAGTGGCGCATTACTGGCTCGCACAACAGTTTTATCTTCTAGTAATGCCGGGTCGCTAGTTAACTTTTCCGCTGGCACTAAGGACGTGTTTGTTACGTATCCTTCAAGTAAGTCTGTAAATGTAGATAGCGCGGGTTTGCTGTCAGCTCCGGCTGGGTTGGGTACTGGCGTTCCAACGGCATTAAATATAAACGTAGGCTCCGCTGGCGCATTCGTAGTTAACGGCGGCGTATTAGGTACGCCATCAAGTGGCACAGTAACCAACCTGACAGGTACTGCGTCAATCAATATCAACGGCACTGCGGTTACATTTACAAGCACTACACAAAATTCGCAGTTTAATTCAATCGGTGTAGGTACTCCGGGTTCAGCCACTGCGGGGGAAATTCGTGCTACTAACAACGTCACCGCGTTTTATTCGTCAGACCGCCGCCTGAAAAAAAACATTCGAGAAATACCTGATGCGCTTGCTAAAACCTGCGTTATTGGGGGTAAGCTTTTTGACTGGACGGACGCGTATATTGCACAACATGGTGGGGCGGATGGGTACTTCGTTCGCAAATCAGATTTTGGTGTGATCGCGCAGGATGTTCAGCAGGTCTTGCCAGAAGCGGTCCACACAAGAGAAGATGGGACACTAGCAGTAGATTATGAGAAGATGTGCGCATTAGCTTTTGCTGCAATCAAAGAACTAGTTACACGCATTGAAGTATTGGAGAAAAAATAATGGCGATTCCCGGTCCCGGCATAGCTATATCAATGACTACAATTGCCACCGAGTTTGGTGGTACGGTTCCACACTCATTAAGTGAATATTACCGAGGCGGTGGCTTAGTGCCAAACGTGCCTGCAAATGCTGCTATTCCAACATCAGGACAGATTGCAATAGGTAATTTTTACGGCGCAACAAATAGAATTTCAGTTCCTCTTACATTAGCAGGTAACGCATATAATTACAATGTTTATGCAAACCGAGGCCCTGCTTATGTTGCAGGTATCTCTGATGTTGTAGTTACTGTTAACCCCGGCGTGACCATTGGTAGCACTTCAACTGGCGCTTACGCTATGCTTGTTCCCTCCGCGTTTAACCCCGGCGATACGATTACGATCGTAAATGGTGGCGTAATTCAGGGCATGGGCGGGGCTGGTGGTAATGGTGCTTATCCAACATTTGCATCTGCTGGTGCTGGTGGTGGGAATGCGGTTTACGTTAATCGCCCAACAATAATAACAAATAACGGAACCCTTGCAGGTGGTGGTGGTGGCGGTGGTGGTGGTGGGGCCAGCTCAACTCTTAGATATAAAGCACCAAATAGTTTTGGCGGCGGTGGTGGCGGCGGTGGTGGGGCTGGTTTTAACGGGGGAGCTGCTGGAGCTGGCGGTTCAAATATTGGAGGCGTAAGTGGTACTCCCGGTGGAGCAGGTACATCTACAACTGGTGGTGGTGGTGGTGGCGGAGGTAGTACGCCCGATAAATCTGCTGGCCCCGGTGGTGCTGGTGGGGGTCGCGGAGCAAACGGTGCTGCAGGCTCTGCATCATCAGGTATTGCAACTCCTTTTCAACCCGGAGCTGGTGGTGGAGGCACAGGTAACTATATTGTTGGCAATCCATTTGTAACTTACCCCGCAACAGGAACTCGCCAAGGTGGCGTTGCTTAATTAGGAAAAACAATGACAAATCTTTATATGAAAATAACGGGCTTTGATGACAGCAGCAATTCTTTATTGGTTGCCTTTGCTTCAGATGCTACTCAGTCGCAAAACCCAGAGGACTATGCTAGCCTTGCATTTCAACCGGCTAACATGTGGCCCGATGTTACTGATACCAATGAAATAAAAAAAAGACTAGCAGTAGCTGGTGTGTGGCACGTTGAGCAGCAAGCCCGTAAAGAAATGTTAGACCAAAATCCGACTCAGCTAAACGGGCTAAAAGCACTTGTAGGGGTAGAGAGTACGTTTGTTATTTCTGAGCTTATTCCACCGCCTTCTGACTTTATAAACTTAGATACAAATATTACCGTGGTGGTGTAATTATGAGAATGAAACCTTTTGCTGCTTTTGGAAACGTTCTTATGTGTAACTTTCTTAATAAGGGCGAGGTATACAACGCTGATATTGGAGAAAACATACAATGCACAGTTTTTTGGGCAAAGGGTTACTATAAAAATAAAAACCTTTCTACAAATGAAAAGTTTCGAGATTTTCCAACAGGTACATTTTTGCGCCCAGAAGACTTTATACCGGGTACTTTTGAACATACTGCTGCTGAAGAGTCGCACGTATTTTGTTATGACGCTAGGTTGAACGAGGGGAAAACGCCCCCCATTGGCACTTTTATTCTACTTAGTGGTCAGGAACAAATACTTCCAAAAAATACTAAACTTTTTTTGTGTTCTGGAACGCTTACAATCGGCGAAAAAACATTGTTAGAGCCAGCGCAAATTAGCATCAGTACCGCCGACACTACTGTTTATGCAGAGACTGACTGTTATGGGTTGTTTTTTGCATGAAAAACGCACTTAAAGTTAATCTTGGAATAGACGTATCGGCATTCAATCGTTCAGGTAAAGTTATTGGGCGGCACGGGTACACTACAGACTTTCCAGAAGAGCGTTTAGTTCGTAAGTTTATGCAAACAAAGCAAGTTGATATTATTCGACAAGCATTGCCGGAAGTTATTCGGCCTTCGTTAATGAGTGCAAACTACTCAGAAATGCGTTTATTACGTGCTCATGTGCATATAGAAGACCAAGCGGTCATGAACATTTATTTGCACACCAACGGAGAAAAAACCACTTTTTGGGATGGTGAAATTGAAGTAGATGCCGGCATAACAAAAGACAATGGTAATAACTACTATAATGTAGTCCACGATAAGCTACGCCCCGCAGAATTTTTTATCGCCCAGCCGGGGGATGTATGGCTTCTTAATGTACGTGAACCCCATTCTGTTAGTATGCCAGACGATACTCGCCCAGAAGAACAGCACTTCACTCCAGTTGATGGTGTTATTCGCCATGCTATACAGGTGTATTTTGACGCGCCCTATGCGGATATTGTGTCTACTCTAAAAGAGGCTGGCAAGGCAGTGCAATGAATCACCACGCAAAACTTCCAATAATCCTGCCATCGTTGGCGTCACCTGACAAAATCGACGACGTTCGTCATTACACAAAGTTACAAAAGTACGCTAAAAAAACAGAAGGCCACAAGGTTGCTTTTCAATCATTGCATTTCTCTAACGCGGAACAGTATTTGCAATACCTACCCCCGTGTTTGCTTGCGCAGGAAGTACCCGCTGTGTTTATTTTAGAAGCCCCAGCGGTAGATATGGATGCCCCTGTAATTCCACCCCATATTGATTATCGTCGTATGTGTGGGTTAAACGTATACTTAGAGTCTTCCGGTGAGGTTACGCAGTTTTATAAATGGGATTCAGAAACAAAAATAAATACAGTCATAGAAGAATTTGTTGCCCAGACTGGTGACTGTTGGCTATTAGACACATCAATACCGCATGGGGTACTACTAGTAAAAGGCAAGACAAGAAAGATGTTAACTTTTTCGTTTTCAAAATTAAATTTTGGGGGAGTATTATCTTATGTCAAACAGCACGCTAAACACGCATAAGGCGTTGCATGCTAGGGGGTTTTTACCGCCTTCGTTTTGCCATTTTTTTACAGATGTTTTATTGCGTTGCGCTGATATAGATCCACGTAATGATCCACAAGTTCCAAATGCCAAGGCTATTCTTGACCACGAGTACATGTTTGAAACTTTGCATGAGCGCCTATGGCCTGCAATTGAGCAAGTAATAGGGGAAGAATTAATTCCAACCTATGCGTATGCAAGGCTGTACAGCAACGGGGATGTGCTTGAGAAGCATACAGACCGTCCAGCCTGCGAAGTTAGTGTCACCATTCAATTAGGGCGGTCACATCATTATGCTTGGCCTATACATATGGGTGAACAGCGTTTTGATATGGGAGAAGGTGATGCGGTTATATATAGTGGGTGCGATGTAGAGCACTGGAGAAACGAATGCGACGGCCCAGATGGTTACTATTCAGGTCAAGTATTCCTTCATTTTGTAAGAAAAAATGGGCTTCATGCTGCTGAAGCTGGTGACAGCACTATGCGAAATACGTATTCGTATATGAAACATAGGACAAACCTTATGGAAGCTAAATGATGCGTGAACACTTTGTGGGCAACAACAAACGTATTGCGGTTTACGACGATTTATTTTCAATGGACTTTAGATTAAATATTTATGCGTTTGTAAAAAACTCAGCTTTTCGCCTTGGTTGGGGTGACTCAATAGATTTTTATAAACGCAACCATATGTACTTGCATTCTGCGTACTCACCGGAAGACATTGATAATTCGGGAGTTATTGACGCAATATCTGTTTCAAGTGCCGCTTCTGAGTTGAATGGGTACTTTGTAAGTAAAGTCATAGTTAACTTGTCTACGCCTGCTGACGCTAATTTTGTACACACGCACCCGGAAAGCAAAGTTTTGCTGTACTACGTAAACCTTGAGTGGCGAGATGGCTGGCACGGGGAGACATTGTTTTATGACGAAGCGGGTAAAGAAGTAGCTTTTGCCAACGCATACACGCCGGGCCGCATTATTGCATTTGATGCAACCATTCCTCACGCTATTCGCCCGCAGTCAATGATTGCTACACCCTATAGGTTCACGATGGCTATAATTCTTAATAAGGCTATATCGCCTAAGAAAGACGTAAAATGATTTACCCTATTCCACCAAGAAATATACCAGGCAAAGATCATCTTGCTTATTGGGAAGGTTTTTTAACGCAAGACGACATTAACTTGCTCCTTGCACAGCCAGAATGGTTACGCCTGCAAGATGGGTGTATTGGTGGGATTGGTGACAGCTCTTTAGTTAATCCTTCTATACGTGCCAGTCAAGTAGCATGGATTGGTATGAAGCCTGAACTTGTACCGATATGGGAAAAACTTTCTTTAGCTGTAGCAGAAATAAACCGACAATTCTTTCATTTTGATTTAACCGGGTTTCACGAGCCTATGCAGTTAGGGCTTTATACCGAGCAAGAGAAGGGTCACTATGACTGGCATACGGATGCCGCACCAACTGACAAAAATGTTCCCCGTAAGTTGTCGTTATCTATGTTGCTATCAGACCCATCTGAATTTGAAGGTGGTGAGTTTCAGGTTAAGACTTCTAGTGATGAAGCTCAAACATTGGAATGCAAAAAAGGACGGGCATGGTTTTTTCCAGCGTATACCTTACATCGCGTAGCCCCTATAACTAAGGGTGTGCGTAGATCTTTGGTTTTATGGGTTGGTGGCCCTGCGTTTAAATAAGAAAGCTAGCAATGATTGAAATAGCAGCGGCGGTACTGGTAGCTAAAACAGCCGTTGCTGGCGTTAAAGAGCTGATTTCGCTCGGCCATGAGATTCAAGACTGCTACAAAGAGATTGCTACGTTCTTCGACAAGCAGACTGAAGTTGAACTAACTATTATCGAGCAGAAAGAAGCCAAACTAGCTGTTACTAAACTAGCAATCGAGACCGGTAAAGCCCCGCCAAAGCAGCGCAGCGCCACAGCAGAAGCCCTAGAAGCTACTTTTGCTAGTCGGGAAATGATACGGCTGGAGAAAGAACTGAAAGAGGCGCTGATCTACGGTGGTGGTGAGTCTGGTTTGTACGACGAGATGTGCCAACGCCGCAATAAAATTCTGCGGGAACGTAAGCAAGAGATAGAAGAAGCTGAACGTGCAGAACGTATGAGATTAGCAGCTATTAAGCGGGCTAAAGAGCAAAGATTGCAAAATATACAAGAGTGGTGCGCTGTGGTGCTAGGTGTAAGTATCTCTAGCTTTATCATGTGGGCCATATGGTGGATGTTTAAAAACGGAGGTAAAAACTAATGCTTTCTCTATTTTCTACGCTAGGCGGCTTATTAATTTCTGGTCTGCCAAAATTACTGGATTACTTTCAGAACAAGTCTGACCAAAAGCACGAACTAGCTTTGGCAGCGGTGCAAACTGAACGTGAGTTGGCTTTGGCCGCAGCAGGTTTTGCAGCACAAGCTCGCGTCGAAGAGATCCGTACCGATCAAGTTTCTATGCAGACCGATGCGCAAATGACCGAAGCTGCTTTGGAGCATGACGCAAAGGTTCTTGAAAAAGCGAGTAGTTGGGTATCTAGTTACGTAGGTACGGTGCGCCCTACTGTGACGTACATTTTTGTAATCGAACTGGTAACAACCAACGCTTTTATGTGCTGGTACTTGTGGAATCACCCCAATCTAATATCTAGTATGGACGACATAATTCGTTACTCAGACCTAATCTTTAGCACTGACGAAATGGCTATGCTCGGTGGGATTATTGGTTTTTGGTTTGGCTCACGGAGTTGGAGCAAAAAGTGATAGGTGTATACGCTATCGTCAACACAAAAACCCGCATGGCTTATGTTGGCAGCAGTCAAAACATTAAAAAACGGTTTGTTTGTCACCATTCATTTTTAAAAAAAGGCAAGCACCATTGCGCATATCTTCAAAAATCGTCAAGCAAAGGGAATATTGCATCCCCAGAAACGCGATTAAAGCAGTCTTTAGCAAAAATTGGCAATAGATTACGCGCAAAAACCGTATGTACGGACACGGCCTGTTTTTTTGATGTTAACTTTGCGGCAAAACACTATCAAGTATCAACACCCACTTTTCGCAAGATGATGCAAAAAAATGGATGGAGTTTTTTATGAAAACATCGGAGGCTGGCTTAAATTTGATGCACAAGTTTGAGGGATTTCGCAATCGCCCATACCTTTGCCCAGCGCATATCTGGTCTATTGGTTTTGGAACGGTGCTATACCAAGAACAAATTAAGTTGCCTATGGTGCGGGTAGAGGGAAAGACAATTTCAATGATCCGTAAAGAGTACCCATTACGCTCGGAGGACAATCGTGTTTGGAAAAAAGAAGAGTTGGAGACATTGTTTAAAAATGACCTCAGCACTTTTGAGCGTGCTGTTTTACGACTTATTCCCGGCGTATCTGGGCATCAGGGCCGCTTTGATGCTTTGGTATGTCTGGCCTATAACATAGGCAGCGGTAACGTCCAACGATCTACCATTCGAATGAAAGCCAACCGTGGAGATTGGGAGGGGGCTGCAAGCGCCTTTAGGGTGTGGACTAAAGGGGGCGGCAAAGTTTTACCGGGATTAGTTAAACGTCGTGAGGCTGAGATTGCGCTGTTTTTGAACGAGAATTAATCGTGCTATTGCAATTTTATTATTTTTGTCGAATATGACAAGTTAAATTACACACGTATCTTTAGTGCCAAGCACAACAGAGGCGATTTTGGTGGCGCGGCAGACGCTTTTCTGCTATACAGAATGGCAAGTGGCGTAGTTCAAAAAGGGCTGGTTATCCGCCGAAACGACGAACGCGCAATGTACTTATCTAAGGACCAATAATGCCGTCAACATACTCCCCCGACTTACGAATTGAACTCATTGCCAACGGCGAACAGTCTGGCGCGTGGGGTACGACCACTAATTCAAACCTCGGTACGCTCATTGAAGACGCCATATCTGGCCTAG